GTGTGCCATGATCAAATGTTTAACGTGCATGTGGCTCTGCACGACATAGTATGTAACACGGTCGTATAGCCAGGTCGGGTTGCAACCTATAGCTATTCGCGGGATCGCTCGCTCCGCTAGTTCCGTCTTGTGACGACCACACACTATTAACTTGTCTAGGTGCTCGGTGAGAAGAACCGGGTCTCCTGTCCCTCACCGATGAACCTACCATACCACGGCTGGCTCGATGTGTCAAGCCCCAGAACCCAGTGGAACCGTGTAGACCCACTAATTGACAGCGACTCAAGCTGAGAGGCTATAAAGCCCACTTAAACAGTGTTAGCACTCAGCATACCTATTAACTGTTACACACGCCTTACAGGCGCTTATAGGTAAGTCTCAGAGCGTTATAACTGTGCTCTGCTGTGTTAAAGGGGAGGGCAGACAGATCACTTCATATCTATACAATTAGCCCACCTTATAACAATACACTAACCCATCAGTCTACCTTATACATAGTACTAGTCCTGTTAAACTCACCCCTCACTGTCTGTTAATAATACCTGGCCCTGATTGTACAGTATACAACAGTAAAAAGTATTCCACCTGCTGAGGTATTATAATACGACAACCGTGGTGCATCCTTGATACCGCTGCGTTGCCTAATTCAATATAGGGCCATGGGGGTAAATGCCTCCCGCCATGACGATATATGCCTTGAGAAATTTATGTTAAAAATTTAAGGGAGCAGGATTAGCTCCCTGTTAAACTTTACCATCAGTTAAATCGTTATCAACCCATGGGGCAGTAAGACGTATTTCAGAGAACCCCAGTGTATGCTCTGCAGTGCCCTCTGGGGGAGTCTCTGTATAGATTGGTGTCACCATATCTTTAGGAGGCTCTTCTTGGGCCTTATAAGTCTCTATAGCTTGATCAACTGTGTTAATAACCCGTATGTCAATAAGTTTTGATTCTAACCAGACAAGGGCTGCTAACAGAAGGTGATCAAACCATTTTATGTGTTGTCTATAGTAACGGTATAGAGCTTTGAACTCATTAAGTTTTAACTTGTCCACATTGCTTGACTTACATTAGGTAAGTGTTTAAGGAGTAGGTCTTTAATTTGATTAGCAATGTATTGGTGTTCTAATTGAGTACCATTACCACACCGAAGTTGACAGTAATGCAACCAAGACCTGATGGTTCCATTCATGTACATTCTTGTAGGAGTAGCTAATGGAAGTACTTCTCTTGCACATTCTTTAGCAATACCAGAAGCTACCATGTCTTTATAGATACGGTATGAATCAGCGTATAGTTGACCAATCCTAAAGTCAAAGGATTGTTTGATGGAATCATCTAGGTCATCAATACTGTTTTGTCGATTCTTTGTATCTTGTCTACGAAGGTGTGGTAGTTCTGCTGGGATTGGTACCTCAGCGTATCTTTGGGAGAACTCCTGAAAGGAAAAGGACCTATGACGTAGGATTTGAGTTGCTATACTACGTGTTGTATTAATCTCTACACACATGTTAACCATTTCAAATGGTGACCAGTGTTGATGATTAATGAGGTATTTAATTAACTTAGCACTGGTCTCAGTGTTTGATTGGTTACTGGGATTAGATACCCTAGCCATGTAGCTAATTAGTTCTTCAGCGTTGGGAGTGATATGTACGAGTTTAACTTGGTGGGTAGTACTCATATGTTATTAGTGGAGGTTAGTAGGAGAGTTAATAACAGTAGTGACGGTGGTGAGAGCTTCGCTCCTCTCACAGTACTCACTGTATTAACTTAGTAATAGTTAAGTTAGTGGAGTTTGTGTCTTTTGGTCTTTGGTGGTACTTACAGAATGTCCTTTCCCAGGGACATTAATAAAGGAAGGGAAAGATGAATAAGACAACTTGTTTGTCTTAGAGTCTTTCCCCCCAAGAGAGCTGAATCCACCCTTTCAGCCCTCTTTAACATGGGTGGTTGGTTAAATCGATTGCAGGGGAAGGGATCTTAGCGACTCACCCAAGTAGGTATAGCACTGGTCTTTTTACCACTTCTTGCTTGTCTACGTTGCTCTAAATTAAACCCGAGTACTAGGTGATTTGTAGCTGATTGAGGGTCATCTAGGAATGTTTCTAGTTGATCTTTCCAGTCTTCCATACGTCTCATTTTTACTGCTTCATAAGCAGAGATAGACATAGCATCTGTAAAGTACTTGACACCTTGTGCTAAACTATCTAGTCTGTCGTCGTGTTTAACTGCACCTTTTTCACGACACATCCTAGACATTTGATAGAATAGCATATACAGCAATCTATCTTCGGGAGGTGAGTCTTTATTGGAGGCATAATCCCACTCGACAACATTGCGATCAACAATGAGTCGGTGTTGATTAAGAATAGGTTCTAATGTATCAATAATACGATCTTCTTTACGTACATTAGCTCGTATCTCTTCTACATCTATTGCTTGTTTGGTTTGTTGCAAGTGTTTCTTGAAGAGTTCTGCGACGATACCGTCTCCGAAGTTTGTTTCAACAACAAGTTTGGTAACGTTATAACGCTTACACCCACGAAGGATGTCAAGAAGTGTATTGTCGCTATAACCGTCGCGATACGCTCGTACCTCGTGAACGTAGAGAAAACCATTCTTTTGACTTATGTATGTTGCTGCTGTTTCATCTGTGCCTCTACCTGACGGATCGACTGAGCAGATCGTTTCAGTATACGGACCCCACTCTCCCTGGAGTTGCATCGGGGAGTAGAAATAATCACCCGGTAGGCCAACCGTAGGCAAGTCCTTGAGACAATTACGAGGGTCACTGCACCACACAACAGCATCCGGCGCTTGAGTCGGGTTAACAGAGGTAATGATGAGGTCACTAAATTTAAGTGGGAACTTCTCTGCATCACTAAGAGTTGTGTCTAATTGAAACTGTAGCATGAAGTTACTACGACCCATAGCTGCTTCACGCTCTAGTAGGTCATCACTATTAAAGCGATCAGGATCAGTAGGATCCCATTCCTCAGCACCCATCTCAATGTCTTCTACAATCTGTGGTGCTAGTAGTCCTTCATATTGACTGAGTTTATCTTTGCGTGGGTAACGCGATGGCCAAACAAAAGGACGGTAGTTACGTTCAGCTAATTTACGGTAAATAGTAAAGGTAGTCTGTGGTGTACCAAGGTACATAATTCGACTATCTTTTTTAGGAGTTAAGATAGACTCAGCTTCAGTACATAACTGTAGGAGCTTTTCTCGCATCATTTCTGTCATTGAGTTACCAGGAACTTCAATGTCATCAAGAATCATCAAGTCCGCACGAGAACCAGTTAGTTGTCCTGTAATACCAACACTCTTAACTGATGGTGCTTGGTGAGGTGAACAGTTAACATCAAAGCTAATACGACTCCACCGACTATCATCACTTTTAGGTCTAAGGTGTACTAACCATGGTGTCTCAATAATTAACTTTTGTAGAAAGATGGACATGTTATCAGCTCGCTCTTTAGAAGCGGAGATAATCATAATCTTCTTTTCTGCATCATTAAAGAGTGTCCACAACACAAACGCTCCAGTAATCCAACTTTTACCGACTCCTCGGAAGGCTTGGATCTGTAGTCGCTTAGGCCCGTGTTGTAGATAATCAGCAATAGCGTATTGAGCACGAGTAGGCGATGGTAGATCTAATTGACTCCATAGTGCTTGAAGAAATAGTCGAAAATCGTCTTTAAGGGCGGTTAAAGTGTCCATGTGGTAGAATGTATGGAAAGGCCCCCACAGGGGTGCTGTAGGGGCTTACAGGGGTCAATCAGCGAGCTTTATTCGTGGCTTGAGATAGACGTTATGAATCCGTTCAATCTGACCAATACGAGCGTTATTAGCACGTAGTTGTTGTTGAGGATCTTTAGGACGAATCCTCATCTCAGGATCATACGGCATATTCATCAATGCACTAAAGTTAAGTGCAGCGTTCTTTGATGGCATAAACCCATGACCAGTCATAGCACGACCAATAGGGTTCTTACCATCTACATAACCAATCTTTAGGTTATCAAGAACTTGTTTGACAAACCCTTTATCAGCTGGTTTATTAGGTGCTTTCTTAGTGGGTGTCATTAGATTCCTTGAATAAGGCTTACACTTGGTTGACTCATTTCAGGATGAATCTTAAGGACATCAGGTACTGATCGTTGAAGTTGCTTAATCTGCTCACTAGCAGACATTTGACGACGAGGTGATTGTCGTACAGTAGTAGGTGATACAGCAGGAGCCTTACGAGTAGACTTCAATACAGTACGATTAGGTTTAGCTGCAACCTTTTTGACTGTAGGTTTAGGAGCAGGTTTAGATACCAGTTTAGGTTTAGCAGGTTTAGTTGGTACTACAATAACAGGTTTAGGCTCTTTAACTGGTTCTCTATTAACAATAGCAGCTGCCTTTTGTCCAAGTGTTTGACTTCTAGTTAGGACAACTTGGGGAGATCTAACCATGGCAGTCGCTTGTTTACGAACTTCTGGAGAAGCTTTAGTACCAAGCGGAACTCTAGCGCCTACATCAGTCATAATGCTAACCCCAGGAACCTGTTCTGTACCCATCAATTGGGGGTACTTGCTAAATCCTTTAGAAATAGTTGTAGCATTAATGCCTTGTGCTTTGGCTGCAGCTCTTTGAGCCTTTAACTCTTCCTTTGCTCCACCCATCCAAGTAATAGGTTTGCCTAGTAAGTTTTCAGCAACAGCCCTCATTTGTTGCTCTACTGGATGACTATAAGCTGCTTCATTAAGCATTCTCTGTTCATCCAACATAGGTTTCATTGCAGCAAAAGCTTCTTCTGCTGTAGTAGTTTTAGGCAAAGCGGTACCCTTAAATCTACCAGGATCAGACTCAACCCCCTCTTTACCTACGTGTGCAAATGCTCTACCCCATTTTTCACCACCACCAAGGTGAGCTGGACCTGATAAAGGGATAAAGCCTTTAGCCAAAGATCCAACAGTATAACCTTGAGCCGTAATAAGATCCAAAGTTCTACGTTGTTCTGCCATAGGCATATTACGAATGTAACTTTCTACGGAAGACACGGAAGCTGGATGATGAGCTTGTGTACCAGGAATTGGTTGAGAAATTTTCCGTTGTTTTTCTTCTGATTTTTTTGCATCTAAAAGATCAGCAGTACTGAAAGCAATGGCATAATTTCTCAAGTCATCTTCAAGCAATTTATAGCCTGGTTCACTAATAATAACTCTGTAAGCCCGCTTAATCTCATCATGTTTATTACTAAGAAACTCATCAAATCCTTTTATTTTAATACCACTATCAGCGTATGCTTTTTGGATTTGTTGCAATTCAGCTTCTTTAGTTCGTAAATCATTTACGGCAATACCCATAGCACCTTGGTAATCGAGCTCTCTTTCTTGTAACAGGCGAGTAGCTGTATCTACCTTTGGTTTACTTTTAGGCATCGGCTTATTCCTTGGGGCCATTACTTAGCTCCCAATAACAGCCGACTGACCCCGCATGCGACGCTTACGTTCTTCTTCCATTTTAGCCATCATACCTTCACGTCCAGGACCAGGCTTACTACGTGGTGCAGGGGCCTTAGGCTTTACTTGTTCCTGACGTTGTGATTGCTGAGCTTCTTTATAACCTTGTACATCGGTTTTAGGTGTGGCATTTTGATATTGAGAAGCATCAAGCTTAGTCCTAGCAGTATAACCTTGACCTTTTTCAATACCATCAAAATTCTTTGTAGAGTTAGGCATACCCATTGCCTTAGGGCCAGACTCTTTACCAGCTTCTT